ATCAAGTCGGAATAGCTCATTGGCCCCTCACTGTGTCAATCCAGGCGTAGCAGGCAGAGAGCGCGGCTCTAAGTTCATCGGCTCGGGCAGCTTCCCGCTCAAGAAATCCCGCATCAGGTCTTGAAAGCTCGGCCCCAGTTCCGCCCTCACAGGCGGCTCGGGAAGCGTCCGGCATTCGCTCGGGGCGCTCGCGCAGCCGTTCAAGAGCATCAGCAAGGCGGCGATTGATAGCCCGCACCTGATTGGCATGGGCTTGGTTCTGCTTGGCAAGCTCTGCATCATTCCTCTCCCGAGTAAGTGCCGCCTGTTGCTGCACTTCGACCATTGCCGCGTCCCACTGCCCCTGTTTGATCGTCCAGCCGCCATAGAACCCGGCAGCGCCTGCGATCAGGGCAGCGCCTGCGATGAGGTAGGGCGTCATGACAGGAACAGCGCCTGTTCGGCGTCGCGGCGCTTTGTCAGGCCAGCTAGGCGAACCCCGCCGCCATAGACCCAGCGGTCGAACTCAGCCGCCGCGCCTTTGATGTCGCCCGCGTTGAGCTTGCGAACCAAGGTGCTAGACGCCATGTTTGCCGCGCCCACGTTGTAGGCGAAGGACACCAGCGCATCAAACATGGGCTGACCAATCGGCACCTTGACTGCCTTGCTCACAGCCCGCTCATACTGACCAAGCGTGTCGGCCAGCAGTTGCGATGCCTCGGCCTCGGTGATGGCCTTGTCCTTGAGCGTGACGGCTTTCCCGTCAGCGTAGAAGCAAGACCCATAGCCAATGGTCGGCTTGTTTGCAGGGCACAGGTAAGGGGCAGGCTTGAACCCCTCAAACCGCTTGATGAGGTCAAGCCCCGCTTTGCTTGTCTTCATGGATGGCGTCCTGCTTCACAAGCCGACCAAACACACCAGCGACTAGCAATCCAATCGTGATGTAGCGAACCGTCGCCGAGTCCAACGAATCGCGCAGGTCGGCGGGCAGTTCCACCCACACGGCTTGCACGACAAGCGCAAGGCTCATCGCCTGCATGGAGAACATCCGCCAGGCTTTTGTGGCGTTGTCGATGAGCTTCATTTATCGTCCTTCCAACGCTTGCGAACATCCATCGCAAACTGATAACCGATCCAAAGAAGGGTCGCGATGTAGACCCACTCCTGAAGGGGCACACCCAACAGAGAAAGGCTTGTCACGACAGCGGGCGGCGCGTTCTTGGCGACCACAGAAGCGACGCCGGACGCCGCGTGTTCAAGGTGTTGGCTCATGGCTCAGGAGTGAGTGCAGCCGCCGCAGCGGCTGCGGTTGGTGAATCAGAACCCGACGAGCGCGGGAAGTTGGCCCTTCATGACAGCCGCCGCTCCTGCGTACAGAGGGCCGCTCAGGTGCGTGCCGTCGCGTGAGCCGCCGTTTGCAGAGTTGTTCGACGGAAACAGCTTGTCAGTCACGAGCGTGAAAGCAGCCTGCCCGCCGATCACTGCAACAGCGTTGGCGGTCGTCAGACCTTGCGCGGAGTAAATCGCGCCGTAGAAGTCGAAAACCTCATCCGGGTCACCGTCTGCCTTGCTGAACTGGCGGGCCAGGAACCACGGGTTGTATTGGCTGTATTGCAGCGCGGCGGCGTTGTCCGCTGCGGTCAAACAGTCACCAGAACCTGACGCCCCCAACGGACTTTTGCGCCGCTGGTGGTTGCAGTGCCAACCCCGTATCGTTGCAATTGCATTTGCGTGTCAGTCGGCAGGATGAGCAGGGGGGCAGTCGCCAGAACGCCGCTGTAGGTTGTCATCGCGAGCGGGCCAGCGTTGTTGGAGTTGACGGTGGACCGCGCATAACGAACAGACGGGGCAGTGATCGCCGTCCGGGCGTCGGGCGCGAGTTGCGAGCCCTGTACCTCGATCTCGCAGAACAACTGCACCCGCGAGTAAGCCGCAGGGAAACGGCCCGCTACGAACGCAGCAGTCCCGTCTTGCAGGATGACGTTGCCGCCGTCTGCCGTGCTGGTGAACGTGGCTTCTTCCCACTCGCCCGCGATGCCGTCCGTCCGTGCAACCTTCGCCCCAACAAGGGTGGAGTTGTTGACGCTGGGCGTCACGTTGTTCGCGAAGTTCCCGCTATAGCCGGTCCCGGTCAGAGCGTTGGAGCCGTTCAGGTACGGGGTCACCAAGTAACTGCCGTTCGGATTGGTGGCAGAGTTTGCCGAGTCGGACGAACCGAAGTTGGGGCCACGATCAATCGGCGAGCCCATGGCACGCCAGAGGGCGTACCCGGCCAACTGCCCAGCAGCACCGCCGGGGTGAACAAGGTCAGTCGCTGCAAAGGCAGTGCGGATCGAAGTACCGGATGCCGGGATCATCGAATCCCACATCGGCACGAAGACAGCACGCGGAAGCGTTGCGCAGTACGATTGCAGCCACATTGCGTAAGCGGCGGCGGTTTGACGCTTGGCCGAATCGGCATTCCACTCGCTGCGGAAAGGCGGGTCAGCGGTCACATAGACAGGCACGCCAACAGCCATCAGTCGGTTAAGGATGTCGATTGCATCGGCCTGCATCTGAGCGAGCGTGCGATTGCTCTGCACGTCGTTCGTGTTGCAGTCGAACACGATGCCTGACAGGTTCGGCGGGAGGCTGGAAATGTCGGCGGCAACCGATCCGTTCTCACCAGCCATTGCCCACATGGTCTGACCGCTGGCCGCGTAGTTGACGAACTGGACAGATTGACGGCTGAAGATTTGAGCCCACACCAGCGGGTTGTCTGCACCGTAGATTTCGTCGCCACGAGTGCCGGAGCGGGTCAGAGTCATCGAGCCCGACACAACTTGCGGCAGGTTGACGCGGATGTGCACACCGTCATAGAGCCCGGTCGGACCCGGCACTCGGACATAACCGGCTCGCAGACGCACTGGGACACCGCCTGCAAACTGGATGGTCTGAGCCGCAGTGTCGATGGTCAGCGTCTGCGTGGATGCGCTCACCAACTGCTCAAGACCTTCAGCGTAAACGCCAGTAATCGATCCGCCTTGCGTGTAGCTCCAAGGGGCCTCATATCGCCAGCCGTTGCGCAGGAACGAATGGCCGAAGGCAGCAAAGACAAGACGCCCACGCTCGTTGATGGCGTCGCCGCCGACTTTCCCCTGCACAACCTGATAGTCAAGCGATCCAGAGGAAGACAAGGACACCGAAGCGTCGGTCAGTTGGGGGCCGTAGACATCTGCGCCGTCTTTTGTGAACTGAACCGGAACAGTCGAGCCGGTAACCGTCTCCGCGCCAGAGTAGTTGCGGATAACAAGGGTTTCACCCTTGCGCAGAGTCAGCGGGAGGGAGCCATTTGCAGACGTGAGAATGGTCATAGAGCCTCATCAATGAAAAAGGCCCGCCGAAGCGAGCCTGTGTGGTTGTGTGGGAAGCGGCCTCAATCAGCCTTCAAACAGGTAGCTGATAGAGCCAGAGTCGAAGGTGTCAGCCGAAACGGAGGTGATGCGGATTCGATCCAGCACGCCAGCCAGAGCAATCGAACCAGCGGACGTGATGCCTAGAGGGTTTGTCCCGCCAACCGCTGAGAGTGACCCGGCTGCGATCCATGTGTTGCCCTCGTCCAAGACAAAATGAACAATCCCCGTAACCGCCTGCGCGGCTTGAGAGTGATGGATTGGGATTCCTTGGCCGACAGCATCGGCACCGCCGTTTGTGCCGTAGGTGATTCCTGTGACAGCGTCCGTATAACCAGACGTTGCAAACGATCCTGAGCCGAGTTGGATGACGTAATGAGACGTTCCCGCTGTGCTCACATTTCGCAGAAGCACTGTCACGCGCCTGGCCCACGATGGGATCGTTGTGTACTCAACAACCGTGCCGCTCGTTGTTGCCTGCGCAACGGTATCGAAGAACCTGAACCGATCCGCGACCGCAGCATCAGCAGCAGTCTTAACAAACGCAGTCGTGGCAACCTTGGTCGTGTTGTCGCCCGCGGTCGGAGTCGGCGCGATGGGCGAGCTAGAGAACGTCTTGACGCCTGCGACCGCTTGATCGCCCGTCAACCCAACAGCGCCCAACGTAGCCCGAGCCGTGGCAGCGTCAGCGTCATCAATCAGCGTCAGGCCGAACGCCGAGACAGCCGAAGCATTCAGCTTCGTCGCAATCGCGTCCCGGTTCTGGGCGTCAAAGGCGTACCCCGCCCGGATGTGGTCATCCAGATCAGGAAACGGGTTCTCGCCGCCGCTGGGCTGGTTGCTGGCCGGAGTCGTGGACAGCGAAGCAAGGGAAGCAGGTACAGGCATGGGCACCTCAATGAAAAAAGCCCGCTAGGCGCGTGCCTGCGGGCTTGGTAAGATTCGGGAAACTTTTAGGGGGTGGGCGTGACTGACGACGAGTTTTGGCGGCTCGCCATTGGCGGTGCAGTTGCCGGGATGGTTCCGTTACTGAAGGCCAAGCTGCAAACCAAACTGGCCGCCAAGAAGGCCGAGACCGGGCGAGGCTTGGCGGAG